TTAGTGTCAAGAAGGTGGGCGTCAATCCGTTCAGCAATCTTTTCCTCTGCCATCTCTAGAGTGATGTAGAGGACGTTGTAACCATCCATCAAACACGATCCTGCCATGTGGCACATGAACAGAGATTTACCAACACCAGTGCCAGCAAGGGCAATGTTCAGTGTCTTCTTAGGCAGTCCACCTTTAGTGATGTAATTAAAGGTGTCAAGATCAAAGGCGATCTTCTCTTCTGTTTGATGATAGAAGTTGTATCGTTGATCAATACAATCTAGATAGTCGTGTCCGATGTGTTCATCAAACGATACTCCCAGGGCCTCTTGTAGGATACTTGGGATCGCATCCTTTGATAGTTTTTTATCACTTCCTTCCGCGATCTTGACTGACTTGAGTAAAGCATTGTAGATTGCTCGCTCCTGACACCATTTCTCTGTGGCATCAACGAGCCAGGAATAATCAATCTCAGTATCCGAGAATGCCTTGACCATCTCCACAGAGTTTTTAAGATCGTCTTCAAAGACATCTTTACGAGAGTTAAGTTGAAGAATGACAACTTCTTTCGTCGGGATCTTGTCGTATTTGGTAGAGAAATCATAGATCTCTTCATAGATAAATTTTTCAACTTGTTCAGCAAAATAGTCTGGTTTGATATGAGGAATGACTTTACGATAGTATACGGGATCATTCAGCAAGTTGCGAAGAATCGTATTCTCAAGTCGTTCACTCATCGTCATCTACTCCATACTTAAATTGTTTTGAGATCGCAGTATCAATCTGTTCCAGGACTTCAGGTGTGAAGAACTTTTCAGGATCCTTCATGATCTCCTTACCCCAGAACTTCTTGCCATCAATCTCGTAGCGACCACCACTGCTGGGCCACGGAGCATAGTCTAGCAGACCATGATACCTTTGTAAACCCCTTGCGTCAAAGAAGAGTTGGACCTCTGCCTTGGATCCTTCCTTTGTCAGACGGGACTTTTTCGCCTCGCATTTAATAATGTTTCCGACATGTTCTGTTCCATCTTTCTCTTTCTTCTTTGATAAGAAGATAATAGTAGAAGAGGCATACTTAAGACCGCTACCACCGCCCATCTCTTTAGTAGGAACATAGGAACCAATTACATCGTAGGTGTGATTTGTCATTAACATGGGGATACCTGCCTTACCAAGTTTCATTGTAAGAACTCGGAAGGTAGATTTTACAATCTGTGACTTGGTGAAGTCTCTAGCTTCACTGCCTTTGATTGCGTCATCAACTTCTTTCTGAGTTGGCAGATTGCCTAGACTATCTAGGACAAACATCATGGGTTTCTTTTCATCTTGCTTCAGATAGTTCTCAACAATTTTGATTGAGACCTCACGGAATTCTTGAATAGTTTCTACAGGATATAGTAATACGCGAGAAGTATCAATACCTCTAGACTCAAACATGTCACTGGAAATAGCAGACTCGCTTTCAAAATAAACGACCATGCCATCAGGATTACTATCAAGGAAATACCTAACGACACTAAGACAAAAATAAGTCTTCCCAACGCCGCTCTCTCCTGCCAAAGCGGTGATCTTGTTTGAAGGAATGCCTCCAAAAATTGAACCACTAACGATGGCATTGAGCATGTAAGAACCAGTATCAACGAAACCGCTGATGTCGCCAGCAGCAACTCCATCGGATACGAATCCAACATATTCATTTTTACTTTCTTTGACTATTTGATTTAAGAATTCCATATTTAAAAGAAGCTAAGAACAGAAGTTGTTTTTTCAGATTTCCACCCAATACATTCTAGCACATTCTGAACTGGTTTGAGAAACTTCTTCTCAAATTGTAGGGAGTAGTCAACATACTTCTCAAGATTAAACTCCTTTGGAATCTCACCAAAGAAAGCAATCACTGCTTCACCAATTGGATTTGGATCTTTAAGATAAACGTATTTGACTTTCTCACCCTCTTGGATGGATTGGTATTTGTATTCAATTTTATGTTTTTTAAGAAGGTAATTATAGATCAGAGATCCCTTGACGGCAATTGGTGTGCCAGTCTTCTCACCTTTCTTGTAGATTGTATAAGGACTACGATACTTTGCCAGATTATTTACGCCGCTAGGAGTAGCAATCGCAGCATAGTTTTGTGTCTTGGTATCCTTCTTGACTTCAGCAATGTAATCAATCAGATCTTCATTTGTTTTGTTGATGATGATCTGATATGCCTGATACAATTTGTCTCTGAAGTATTGTGGAGTTGAGGATCGTGCGGTCTCAAGACCACAGATCTTCAGTTTAGGTTGCTTGTATCTAACACCCTCGCTGTCCCATACATTCAAGGCATAGCGTTTCTTGGCAGTCCAGAATCCGCGACTAGCGATGTTCTCTCGCTTCATCTTCATCTTCTGTTCGTATGCGTTCACATACTCTGCCAGCGTTTGGTAAGAACTTTCAATAAAAGGTTCAAGTTCCATCGCACACACCTTGTCAAGGAAATTAACAATTTCCTCATCAGTTTTTTCTCTTCCTTGGAGTATACATTTGACAAAAGGACCAAGGTTAAGATACATGGAATCAGTATCCATAGCAACGACATAATCTTCTCCATCAGTTTTGAGAATCTTATTGAGATGTGCGTTCATACACTTCTCAATCCAGCGAATAGAAAGCTGACCAGACAAAGTAATTGCTTCAGCAATCTCCAGCATATAATAGCGGAAGTGCTGGTTTCCAATCGCACCATAGGCAGAGTTGAGTGAGATCTTCTTTGCCATCTGAATGTTATTGTAGCGAGCAATATCTTTCATCAACTGAATTGTTGGTGTCTTTTCATATTGCTTCTTTGCCTCAAGCATCTTCTTCTTATAGATCACACGCTCATCATACATCTTCTTCATCATCTTAGGGAGAAACCCTTGCTTGGTTGTATCGTAATACGTTCCATTGGCGCAGAGAGTTTTATCCTCAAGATCAGAAAGATTCAGTTCTTGATTAAGCAGTTTGTCTACATTGACAGAAGGATGACGCTGTGGCAGTAGAGTCTCTGGGGAAAGATTATACTGCATGATCAAGTGAGGATACAGAGAGTTAAGGTCAAAGGAAATTACCCAGTCATAAATGCCGGGAATAGGTTCCTTGACATATGCTCCAGCATACTTCTTGTCTTTCTCTGATTCAGACTTAGGTGGAATGGCAACTTTATTCTTCAGCAATTCAATGTAAATGTAGTTGTCCCACATACGAACCTGCGAGAATACATCCTCAAAGTTTACCTTTGCGTCGTATGCCATAGTGAACGCAAGGTCAAGAAGCTTCATCTTGTCATCAAGTTGATCAACAAGGCGAACGTCATGAATGTTATATTCAATAAACTTCTGCCAGTCTTTGGTATAGAACTCTTTGAACGTATCGTATTCAGAGTGATCTAGTTTTGTAGCACCAAGTTCCACAAAGCAGATGTGATTCAAAGCATATGATTCTTGATTAGTATAAGTAAACTTTTTGTAAAGTTGAATGTAATCAAGAATAGACATGCCAAGAATATCACATGCTGTCTGCTCTTTATTATTGATTTCAATCTTGCGAGTTGAAACAAGTCTCCACGGCGAAAGCATCCGAAGATACTTGTCACCAAGAATTCTAGTAATACGATTGGCGATGTAGGGCATGTCAAAGAACTCTACGTTCCAACCTGTGATCACATCAGGATAATTCTCTACCCACCAGTGAACAAAGTTGGTGAGCATTGCCTGCTCATCTTTGAAATGTAGATAATCTACATCGTCAAACTTATTGTCAAATGGTTTTGCTCCCCAGACAGTGATGCGACCACTATAAGAGTCCTTCAAACTAATGGACAGGATTGCTTGGTCTGCTGTTTCAATATCTGGGAAACCATTTTCTGCTGCTGTCTCAATGTCAATATTAAATACACGGATCAGAGAAGCATCGTATTTAATCTCATCCTCAGGATGTTCCTCGGCAATGTATTGATAGAGATAGCGTGTGTTTCCATAGACGGGAACATCTGTTTTAGAACAACGCTTTACAAAGTCCTTTGCTTCCTCAATAGATCCTTGAGGAACAGGGGAAATGAGTTCACCTTGTAATGTTTTCCACTCGGAATAATTACGCGATTTGATATAGAGAGTAGGGGCAAAAGGAACCTTCTCAGTAATCCTCTTCCCCCCCTGATACCCCACCACCAGCAGGCGGTTCCCCGCCTGTTCTATCTTCGTGTAAAACTTCATGATATGTAAGATACGCTGCTTTTAACTCTGGACCCGGTTCTATCATAGTATCACAATCCATGAACCGGATGGCGCATTGTGACACTTGGTAATCTGGTATGTATCTCACCAGTTCTTGATCTTTGACAATCATTGGAGACTTCAGCAGAAGATCTGGATCACCAATTTCGGTTTCCAATTCTTCTGCCTCAGCTATGATCCAATCACTCTTCAGTTTCAGCAGGAGTATCAGTTGACTCATCTTCGGGGATCTCATCTACAATATCGACAGAATTAAAGTATTCAATTTTTTCAGCAAAGGCAGCATCAAGATTTGGATCTGGTGCTGTAACACAAACAACCGCATCATAAGGAACTCGGAAAACTCTGTCGAGAGTAAATGGATTCCAACGAGCAAATCTTACCTTACTTCTATCAGCAGGATCTTCAGCTTCAGGATTTTCGTAAAGCTCTAGAGCAAAAGGATCACTCAATTGAAGACCAACTCCTTTTCTATCATCTCCTTCGCCTTGATAAATTTCGCGCACTTCACAGATAATATTCTGTCCAGTTTTCAACGTAACAATGGATGCCATAATAGTATTCAAACCTCTTAATTAGTATAGCAAAAAATATGGGGGGCGTCAAGCCCCCCTGAGTTTATTTAGAACCAGTCTTTTCTTTTGTGATGATCAGGAACAATCTTACCCAACATGATTGTTAAGAGCCCATCCTCAAATTCAACTGATCTAACTTCCGTTTCATCTGTGAGGGTCCAAGATCTGGTGAAAGATCTTTGAGCCATTCCTCTGTGGATAAACGTTGTGTCTGTTTCTCTGTCTTCTTTTTGTCCTTCCACGAATAGTTTTCCATCTTGGGTATACACGTTAACTTCTTTTTTCTTAAATCCAGCCAACGCAATCTCAAGTCTAGACTCTACATTACTAATTTCAATGTGATTGTATGGTGGATAGTTGGATGACGTTTCGTGAAGAGTGAAAATTCTATTGAAGTATTCGTCCATACCGATGGTATTTTTCGTGATCTTATCCATGAGGACAGGAAGATCATTAGCAGTATAACGCATTAAAGTGTTCATTGTTTTTTTTCTCCTTGATAAGCGAGTGTGTGAATTAGGATCCCTAAGGCATCCGTAGCGTATGGGGGGTGATACCACCTCTCTCCCATCACTACTAATTTATCACACTTTTCAAATTTTCACAACCACTGAAAATTACGGATTACTGAAAAATTTAGTTCGGTTCTCACTTCTTACGTCCAATATTATACTTAGACTCAAGAGACCACTCATCCTTTTCCTTGAATGCCAACACCTTAATTTGATTCAATGGTGCCAGATCTCCAATTCTTTCTTCTTGAACAACGCTGATCAATCCCCAGTCTGAAAGAAGTTTGGCAATACGATTCCTTCTTTGAACATCATTCAAAGAGAGATTAGTTTTCTTGCCATCCAGAGCAAAGAGTTCTTTAAAATGAACAATGTAGTATCTACCCTGCTTGTGTAGGATGTGGCAAGATTGATAGAGTTTTCTTTCTTTACGAGAGGCAACGCCAATGCGAGTGAGAGTTTCTCTTACTTTTAGAAAATCATCTGGTTCGGTAAGAACAACCTCCACCATATCAGTAGGTTCCCATTTCACTTCGGTAATTTCAGCAGTCATTTCATTCCACCTTTATACAATAATTGTCTTATCTTATCTAGTTGATCTACTGTGAGAATTCTCAGTGCGTCAAGTGCCTTATCGTCATTATAACCATAATACTCCTTGACTAATTCAAGATGCTCAAGAGATTGCTTTTTCAACCAAGGAGAGAATCTCTTTCTTGGTTTCAAAGTATTTATAAGGAAATCATACTGCATCTTCTTAGGAAGTTGATGATGCTTATTCATTTCATTTGCATACATCACAGCATCCATGTGACCAGACAAACATTTATTAATAATATATGGAGGATAGGCACTGATAGCCTCAGTGTCATCCCCCATGATATCTTTCTTAGATTGATTGATGGAATATAAGTAATCTTTTAATTCAGGTTTCATTTAAATACGGCAGTGACACCAACAACTTTAGCGGTAGGGTTGCGGGCAAGTGCTGTCTGACGAGCATCTTGATAGTTTGCTGCTTCAACAATCTCGTCAAAGACTTTACCGGCAACGTAGAGTTGAACTTTAACTTTCATAATTAATAAGGACGAGTTCCTTTCGGTCTGCTTGATCCATTGTATACGATCCGGTGGACCGCATGGTGTAGGTGTGTGCAAATTCCGCATCTGTCCACCCGCTGCTGAGGAAGCGGTCTTTGACCTCGTTTGACGAATTGTAACTGATACACATTGGCATGTTGTGATTCAGATTACATTTGCTAGCAAAGTCAACATGATCAAATGACTTATGCATTGAACCTTTACGACCATAAAGATTATCTTTAATGTCATAGGGTGGATCCAAATACATGAATGCCTTGCTGTCACAATCCATCAACATGGAGTAATCCAAGTTTGTAATGTTCCAGTGCTGAATCAATTGAGAATACTCAGGCAGTTTCTCAATACCATTCAAAGAGAAGTTACTGACACTTGCCTGCTCAGAGAACGAGGAAGATTCAGTCAGTCCAGAGAAAGAACATTTGTTCACAATGTAGAAACGAACAGCGCGTTCAAACTGACCAGTTGCTGGATCGTTCAGAATATCTTTTGAAATTTTAAACAAACCACGAGCTGCTTCTGTAGTGTCAGAGGTATTCTTGAAGTGAAGAAGATGTGCTCTCAGTTGCTCAGGAAACTGCTGGAGAATGGTCCAGAAATCGTAGAGAGGACCATACAGGTCATTGACCCACACAGGCATGTATGGGTAGCGTCTAGAGACCTCTAGGGCAACGCTCCCGCCGCCCAGGAAGGGTTCCCGATACTCGCGGTAGTCCGACAGGTCAGGGAAGTATTGGAACAGCTTGGAGACCGCCCTAGACTTGCCTCCCGGATACCTGAGGGGAGTCTTCAGAGATTTGGTAGTCCGCTTGGTTGTATTTAAGGTATTCATAAAAAATGTGTTTCATTTCACGTTGGGTCATACCGCAATGTTTTGCTGCGGCGGGCAATGTCATTCTAGCACGAAACAAAGCTTCGTTTGCTTCTCTCACATTCTGTGGGGTTGTCTTCACAGCATGTTCTTTTAAATGCTCATAGTTCATTTACTTTTCATCCATTTCAAAATCTTCAATTTGATCAGCAGAAACTTCATGCTCACCAGCAATTAGATACCAGTGATGACCAGCGCGTTCTCCAAGGTATTTCATTTGATCTTCCTCAAAGATATTCTCACGCATCGCTGCTTGAATTTTAAAATGGATTAGTTCTTCTTTAGTAGGGACGTTCATTTGAATTCACAACTCATCATAATTTCAGTAAGGAAAGCTAGGAGATTAATCTCCTGATCAGCAACTTGCGGCACATAAGTTTGATACTTAGCACAGACTAACACCAACTCAGGAATATATTTTTTGACGACATATTCATCCGAGGTGTTATAGATCTTGCTGATCACATTGGTAGGATCATTGTTAAGATTATCAACGACCCACTTCCTGACAGAGGTGTAGTCTTTACTCTTCATGGAAGCATACAAAGATTCTACACGAATGTCTGGGATTAAGGCAAGAGCATCAGGACCAATAGTTCCATTAGAAGCAAGTGCCTGAATCTCATTAATCAATCTACGCCAGTCAGGATAATACCTTTGGAGTAGTTTGGCAATCACACGATCATCATGTTCAATCTGTTCATGAACAAGAATAGTTTTGATACGCTTCAGAAATTGAAGTTGAATATCTTTCTTATCTTCTTCAGGAACTTTGAACTGAACTACAGAACAACGAGAATGAAGTGGTTCAATAATCTTGTTGATGAAGTTACAAGTAAAGATGAATCTACAATTACTATGAAACTCCTCTACAGCATTACGCAGCGAAAGTTGAACATCATTGGTGGTGTTGTCTGCCTCGTCAATAATGACGACTTTATGCTTAGCACCAGATGTTAAGGAGACAGTTGTGGCGAATTGCCTGACTTTGTTTCGGATGGTATCTAGGAATCTACCTTCATCAGAACCATTGATAACGATGTAAGAAGCACCAAGTTGTTCACACAATGCTTTCGCAATCGTTGTCTTTCCCACACCAGCAGTGCCAGACAAAAGAAGATTAGGAATCTCACCCTGATCTAGAAGTCCATTAAAGATATCTTTAATACCATCCGGAAGAATACAATCTTCCACACACTTTGGACGATATTTCTCAACCCACAAAAAGTCACTCATATTTAAATCCATTCAGGTTTTCGTTGCGGCATACGAAGATAATTAGATGAAGCCCAAGGTTTGGATGCGATATAACGTTTGTAAGCAGTAAAAGTGTCAATGCTTGTGTCATGTTTAAATTCATCTGGCATCGCACGAACGAAGGGTGTCACCTTATCTAATTTACCTTTTGGGAAAAGGTAGTATGCTTGGAGCAATGTATTATAGCACGAATGCGTCTTGCCGTAACGCACTGAGTATTCGTCACACAGATTCATTCCCCACTTAATAAGCCAGTAGGAGTTATCCACTGACTCCGCTGCCCATTTTGTACATGGATGATTACGGAAAGCACCTTTCTCTGTCTTATAGGGCGTCCCGTCTGTCTTTCCCAAAGTTCCATAAGAATGATACCAAGAAGAAGCAATGATGCTAAGCATCTGACAACATTCCAGGGGCATCTTAACAATATGTTTATCGGGAAGACAGATAGCACTTTCAGCAGGGAATGGATGTGTGACGAAGATGTTCATTGTTCAAGAGCTATGTAGTAAACAAGATCCATAGTTTTGTTCTTCCATTGTGAAATACCAGCAGTTGCGATGCTGACTTCATAATCACCAGGGAGAAGGACAAGGTTCTCAACCTTCATGTTAACAGAGAAGTCACCAGTGGCATCACCTTGAAACGATTGTTCATAGGTGTTGCTGGTCTCATCTTCAAGGTCACATACTGTAGCAACTACCTTACCTTCAACAGAAGCGATTGCCATATCCTCAAGATTAAAAATGTTTGCTGCTTTTTTGAGTGCCTTGATATCATTCTCAGCAACGTCAAATTGAACATCAAATCCAGAAATCTTTACATCACGATTAGGTGCTGCCTTGAGAGTGATCTCAGGATTGCTGAAGTAATACTTTGAATACCTAGATCCACTACGAATAGTCACATAGTTATCGTTGGTGAAATCCAGAGTGGGATCCTGAAACAGAGTAATTACATTCAGGAAATTACTCAGATCATAGATAGCAAAGTCCTTGGGAAATTCTTCAGCACAAGTATACTTAGAAAGGATGTGTTCAGCATTGCTGATTGTCCTCAGTTGATTACCAGCACTCACCACAATAGATGGATTGATGCTGGCGTAGTTCGCTAGAATATCCAGTGTTTCTTTACTTAATTTAACTTTACTCATAAACCCCATTACGCAGATCTGTCATGGTAGCAATCTTATGCTCATTCAATTTTTGTTCTTTCTGATCCAACCAATAAATTAGAAGGAAAGCATAGTGAATGACTTTGAACAAATCCCTACGCCACTGCCCTTTGCTTGGGCGATCAATATATTTTTGAATATTACCAGCAATAAATCCTTCACGCCAGGAAGGACGAATCTTTTCAATAGTCTGAAGACCATCTTCATCACTATAGTGCTGCTGATAAGTAGAGCTTACATAAGCTTCGTATTCCCTCAGCAATTCATCTTCATTAAACTTAAACATCACTCCTCCCATAGAAATAGCATATCTGTATAATAGCACTCTTTAATCTCTCCGTCAAGATCTTGGACTTTGATGCGAGTGTCAACATCAACAATCTTAACGGTCTCGCCGTCTTTAGTGACGGCGAGAGCACCAACTTCAATATCAGTTATCATATTCAACCTCTAAACGAATAGGTTCCAGAGGATCAGCGTCAGGATTCACAGAAGCATCCATCTTATCATAGAGTTCCATGAACATCTGCTTAGTCTCTTCATCAAATCGGTTGACACAAACATTGATGGACTTCATACGATCATTGAAGATAGTGAAGGCACGAACAATGTGAGTCAGACGACGAGTAGAAATGATCTCGTCAACACCACCATCTTTGAAAGTCTTACGGATCACATCTGCCCAGTCAGAGAGTTTCTGACAGAAATCAGAGTCATCACCGCCAAGAGAAGCAAGCAGTTTCTCAAGAATCTTCTGTTCTACTTTGGCAGTAGGATAATCTTGCTCAAAGGTGAGAGCAAAACGCTCAAGAAATGCCTCGTTAAGAACATTGGTGCCGATAAAACGACCATCATCAGAACCTTTACCTTTGGTATTGGCAGTAGCGATGATGTTAAAACCAGCAGCAGGTTTCACATAGCGACCGATCTTCTTCAGGAATACACCATTGCCCTCAAGAATAGATTGAAGACAAAGGATCTTGTTAGAGGCAAGGTCAACTTCATCCAGTAGAAGAATAGCACCACGCTCCAGTGCTTCAATCACGGGACCATTGTGCCAAGCAGTGTTACCATCCTGAAGACGGAAGCCACCCAGAAGATCATCCTCGTCGGTCTCAATCGTGATGTTGACGCGAATGAGTTCACGCTTCAGTTGAGCACATGCTTGCTCTACAGAATAAGTCTTACCATTACCAGACATACCAGTAATGAACAGAGGGAAGAACTTCTTAGATTGGATGATCTTCTTCACATCGGTAAAGTTACCGAACGAAACAAAGTTGTCATCTTTGCTAGGAATGAGAACTTGATCATGACGCTCCATAACAGCAGGAGCAGCAGGAGGAGCAGCATAGGTTTGCTCAAGTTTCTCTTGAATGGTCAGGTTCCACTTACCATGACCAGATTTATATTGCTCAAGACGCTTTTTAACAGTAGGCAGGGAGACACCAAAGTGATCTGCTGCTGCCAGAAGTTGAGGAGTAGCAACTTCGCTACCATAAGAAATAGTCAGATAGTCAACCAGTTGATCGTTAGTCATAGAAACAAGTCGGGGCATTGGTCGTTTGTGTTGATGAAATAAGTATAAGGCATACCCGCCGCCATGGGAAGGGGCGGGTGCCAGTTTGTCAGGTGGTCCTCACGCGATGTGTTGGATAAACGAGGTGAGGATTTTCTTGTTATTCTGTTTAGCTTTGGTCATCTTCTTGAATGCTTTGGTGATGGCAGTTTTACCAGCACCATCTTTCACATCAAGATCAGCATCTTCATTCATCGCATTGTTAGCGATGGCATAAAGAGAAGTGAAAGCAATCGGACTAGGAATAACCACAGAGCGATCTTTCTTCCAATCCTTCATGAGTTTGTCATAGTCTTCGCGCCAACCACCATAACCGCGAATGAATCCAGTCAGACCAGAACCCTGAACAATACGGAATCCGAGAACATTCACACCAGGATTGCGATCACGAACTTGTTGAATCAGTTGGTTGGTAAGATTCTCAAATCCATTCTTCAGTTGTTGATACACGCGACCAGTTTTACGATCACGAAGACACCACTGACCATCAATACGATTCGCTCCAACTTTACGAACCTCACCATCAGGATCAGCAGCATATGCTTTACCAACAACAGATCCACATGCTTCACCATCAGTCAGAATACAGACATTCACTTTCTGAATATCACTAGATTTCCTGAATTGAGGAATGATGTAATTCAGAGAAACAATCGCTTCATTCAAAGGAGTGCCGGAGAGACCGAGACCATGAGTAGCAGAATAGTTAGCATACATGGTTTGAGCATAAACTTCACGCCAGATATTCTTACACTGGCGTTCATATTCACGAGAATTAGAACGAGAAGAAATAAGATTCAGCATAAAGAAAGTCTTAGGAATGAAGAACTCTTTCTCTTTGATGCCATCGTGGTAGGAGCGAATCTCATCCATGTAGGAGGAATTGTCTGCCTTAGTATTGTTAGTAATGGCACGACGAGCAACACCCCACTCATTCGTGAAAGCATAGACTTCAAAAGGAATCTGAACTTTCTTACAGAAGTTGGTAAGGGACAGAAGTTGCTTCAGAGTATTCAGAAGAACATCCGACATAGATCCAGACCAGTCCAGAACAAAGATCAGACCATGATTCTTACCTTCAGGAATCACACTAATCTTCTTGAAGATATCTTCCCTGAACATGTAAGTATGAAGCTTGGAAGTGTCAAGAACGCCAGTCTTAGATACAGCAGCACGGGCATACTGATCAGCAGACTTACGCATCTCAAACTCTTTCACAAGGTAGTTAACTTCCTTGATGGATTCGTTTTTGAACTTACGATACTCAAAATCTACATTAGAATAATCATTCTCAAAATTTGCTGCGTTGGCAAACCGAACTTGGTAGGCGTCAATCCAATCATGAACTTCCTTCCAATCAGCAACGATGTTATTCAGATCAACAGACTCAGCAATCTCAAAGTAACGAATGTCAGAGCGACCAGCATTATTCAGTTGCTCAACTTTCTCGTCAAAATTATCTTGAGTTTTTATCTCGTCAGGATCGTTATGATGACCGCCACCTTGGCTCGTAGATTCATCTAGATCATTCTCGCCTTCATCCTCTTGATTATCAGCACCAGCAGAAGGTTGTTGATCAGAAGACTCTTCATCGGAATTAGACTCCATCTCCATCTGTTCAGATTGATCCTGAGATTGTTCGCCCTGAGCAGAAGAATTTTGAGTCAGACTCTCGGGTTCTTCCTGTTCTTCCTGCTGTTGTTCTTTAGAGAACTTATAGATCTCCCGTGCCAGATCAACTGCCTCATCAAAAGTTTCAACTTCAGCAGCACGATCTACATACTCAATCTCTTCATGAGAGAAGGGAACAAGACAAGACGCACCAATCTTATAATGAATGTTGATGCGATCAATCAGATTATACTTGCTCAGATCTTCATCATTGGTGCCGAAGAAATCATCGTCAGCAAGTTCTTTGTATCCACGGGCAAAGGTCTTGGGCAGACCTTGATACCGACGCTTCATAAGTTTCTCAACACGAACATCTTCAATGATGTTGAGATAACCTTTGGGAATATCCATCTTGCCGAACCACTCGGTAGGAGTGAAGAGGGCATGACCCACTTCATGTGCCACCAGCATATCGTATACAAACCCAGACGCCCGCTCCCAGAGAGGCAGGGTCAGAATACGATTGTCAATGTCAAACGATGCTGTAGGGCAACGCTTGTGCTCCACAATCAGGTTTTCGGTAGCAAGCAGTCTCGCCAGACCGCCCTTGATTTCGTGGTTGATCGTCATGTCGTTTCGTTCGTATGAAACCAATATACACGAAAAAAGGAGGGTCGCAACCCCCCTCAGTCCAGTTCGTGAACTGTCTCCTTGAGCACCGAGAAATTTTTAATCTTCTCAGCAGTAAACGTTCTACCAAACTTGTCCGTCATTTGTTCTTTGTGACTGATGACAAATACATTTGTTTTATCATCAAAGTTCCTCAGAATCCAACCCAGTTCACCAGTGCCATTTTGGTCAAGTGATCCGTCAAAGATTTCATCTAAGATAAGTAGATTAGTATCCACGCTATTCTTAAGTTTAGCAATAGCTCTCCAAGTAAGCAGAAGAGAAATATCAATCCTAGCTTTCTCTCCCTCCGAAAAAGATTCATAGGAGAAGGTATCTCTGTATCTTGATTTGATAGTTTCTTCAAAGTTTTCATCCAGGGTAAAGTTCACATAGAAGTCCATGGATTGTAGATACTGATTGATCAGTTTGTTCATCGTGGGTAAATACCTTTTGATGATTCTAGTCTTGATACCATTGTCCCTCAGGAGCATGGCAGCAGCAGTCATACAATCTCTTTCTATTTTAACCTCCGATAGACTCTTTTTAAGATTCTCGTAATCTTTCTTAAGGGAATCTAACTTCTCATATGCCTGTCCCTTCCTTTCCTTTTGTGTCTTGAGGTTCTTAATGTCATCAGAGATTGATGTCATTGCTCTATCAAGATACTCAGATTCTTTCTTAGTTGTGACCATATCAGTATTAATCTGATGTTGAAGGGTGCTGAGTCTAGAAAGTTCTTTCTCTCTTTCTTCTTCAACTTTAATCTGTTCGGTCAACTCAAGAAGTCCAGTCTCTATCTTAGAGATTGTAGAATTGAGCTTAGCAATCTCATTTACTTTAATTGCTTGTTCGATACTTTGAGTGCAAGTTGGGCAGTTGTCATTCTGATTAAAGAAAGCAATGTTCTTATTTGCGTGTTCAATCTTTCCTTCAAACTTACCGCGAAGACCATTCAATTGTTTGATCTTACTCTTATCAAAAACAACCTTACTTATCTCTTCGGCAACAAATCCCATGTCTTCTGCGAGTGAGAAGTATTGGAGATCAAGAGAATTCTTTTTCTCTAGATGAGATTTGAGTTCCTGCTTTCTTTCGTTGATACGATTGTCAACATCTTCCTCAACTTTCTTGATAAAAGATTCCTGCATCGCAACTTTTTCCTCAGCAAGATCAGATTGATAATCAATATCTTTCACCTGATCAGTAGCAACTTTCAACTTCTCTTTCAGTTTGGTATTCATGACAGAGAAGATTTGAATATCAAGAATGTCCTCAATAATCTCACGGCGTTGTGCCACTGGCAGGCGCATGAATGGGACAAAGGTAGAAGAACCCAGCACCACAATCTGAGTAAATGACTTGTAGTTCATCTTCAGAATGTTCTGTTCTAGTTGTTTTTGATAATCAATCGTAGTGGAAGATTGATCCAACATCTGACCATTCTGATAGATCTCAAACAGATTAGGTTTGATACCACGAACAATTCTATATTGATTCTTGCCGATACTGAATTCAATCTCTGCTTTACAATCAGAACCATTAATGCTGTTCACCAGCATAGGCTTATTGATCTTACGGAATGGTTTCCCAAAGAGAGAAAAAGTCAACGCATCTAAGATGGTTGACTTACCAGATCCATTTGTTCCTACAATCAGATTCGTTTTGCTGGAGGTCAAATCTATTTCGGACCATTGTGCTCCAGTGGAAAGAAAGTTCTTCCAACGAATTTTTTCAAAGCAAATCATACTAATCTTCTTCAGGAGTGGGTGGGACTATGAGATCATCTCTAGTGATTATAACATATCTTTGATCGCGTTGCTCGCAAACCTTTACAAAATGTTCATCTTCTATCTGGAAGATCTGAAGGGGAGGGTAATGCTGTGGTCCTGCTTCTAACATATAGTAGTAGCGTTCAGCATCTTCCTCATCTTCAAATACAGGTATAACATATTCTCCCTCCTCATCAACGATGGAGTAGACACCTTCTTCTTTGTCCTCCAGTGTAATGATGAACATTATACTAACTCAAGACTTTCAATATATAGGTTTCGCATGAGATTCTTAAGGTTTGATTTGTCTACGGACATTTCTACTTCATCAATATATTCATTGAGAAGAGTGACTGTATCTTTGACTTCAAGATCGGGATCATCAACTAGATCATTTTCAACTAATGTTTCGAGAATCTTAACATCGTGAGCACCTGCCTTGTAGAGATCATCAACTAATTTTTCAAAAGCATAATAGTCTTGCTTTTGCTCAACGATGATCTTTACAAAACACTTGGAGTAATCAGTTGCTGTGTATTCAAACTCACCCTTACTATCGTTGTAGTAAATCTTCTTGAAGATCTTGAAAGGATTCTTGTGGAATGTCAGCTTCTGAACATCAGGTTCAAAGGTATGAAATCCTCTAGTATCATCACAATCATTCCAGAACATTTGATAGGGATTACCGAGATATGTGATGTTACCTTTGGTGCTCCTGTGGTGAAAGTGACCAGAGAAAACCCTCTCAAACTTAGAGAACATTTTTGGATCCATACCATGATCCATTGTCATACCAGGAGTCACTTCAAATCCATTGAGTTCAAGATGACCCATCGCAATTTTAGCAGGAGTCTGTTCAATAAACTCTTTGGTCTGTTCTAGATTACCAGAGTTAATCCAGGGAATCAGAGCAATCTTACTACCGCCAAGATCAATTGTAGTTGCTTGTCCGTAGATGTGTATATTATTGTATTCAGAAAGAAGAAGATCTGGTGAGTTAATGTCGTTGGTATTTTTATAGTAAGTATCGTGATTACCAAGAATCATGTGAACTTCAACATTCATTTTCTGAAGAGTATCAAAATATGAATGGCGAATACGCTGCCATACATTAAAGTCAATACTCTTTCTGTTGTCAAAGGTATCACCAAGATCAATAACATGTTTGATCTTATTTTTAATCAAGTATGGAAAGAATACTTCCTGATAGAAACTATTAAAGTATTCCCAGAACTGATTAGAACCTTTTCGTCCGTCTAAATGTTGATCTGTAATGAGAGCAATTTTCATCGGTTTTCCATTCTAACTTCAATGTTTTCTTTAATAGATGTCATGTCAGAATAACTTTGATTCATACCTGCCATGTCACCATCAAACTTATCAGTATACATCAGGTGATCAAAACCTGTCTTCTCAACAATCTTTGCCTTAATATCTAATTGCTTTTTCTCTTTTTGAATACGCCGCAGAAAAGCATACCAGATAATTTGTGTGAAGTAGGCAAATGGATTCTTTGATTTTTCTGGATTAAAGTTATCAATATACTGGACACAATTTTCTATACCATCAGAAATCATTTCTTCCCTGAACATGTAGTTCACGAAGTTTGGTTTATAGGAAAGGTGTGTAGCAATCTTGAGAAAGCATTCTCCAATGTAATTAGGAATACGCGGTTTTGGTTTACCAGTTTCAATTGCCTGATTAACTTTTGTTTTGTAAAGAATTAATGCTTCTAAAAATTCTTTATTATTAACGTAGTATTCTTTGCTTTTTGTTTTGGACATATTCCATTGGATGTTTTCTGGGCGTGTCTGAATCATAACAGATGCTGGGGATCCTGTCAAGGGGGCTTGACAAACCTCAGAAACTAACCTAGAATAAGCTTGTCGGGAAAAGATAAGAGTATAGCTTATAGCTTGTTATGACTTCTTAAAGATCTCCTCTAGTTTCTTTTTAGTATCTTCTACTGAACCTAGATAACCTTTTTCCGATAGATCATTAATATTTTGTCTTGCTTTGGAGTCTGTATAAGATCCCATGTCAAGTTTATCTTGTTTATGTTCTTTAGGATGTTTTGATTTTTGTTCAACAACATCTAGATAGAATTCTTTAATATTATCATCAAGTTCCGATAAAGTAATTATCTGATTCATTCTGATAATAAACATGGTCTCATATGTGGCATGGATCCATTCACGGAGAACGAATCCTTCCACACTTTGCTTGCCTTTCTTTTGATTCATTGTTTCCACAATCATAGGATTCTCAACTAGGATTGAATCCTCATCAGGTAGGTAACAAATTTTTGCTACCAATTCTTCACCTGAACTTAACTTGATTGTGGAATAAAATTCTTCTTCCATCATGTTAGGTTGACTTTGATAATTTCATAGTTAAAATTCTCCTCTTGATAGATCTTTAATCTTTCACGAAGATGACGAAGTGTATAATTCTCTCTCCCTGACTCTGAAGAAATATTATCAGCAATGTCGTATAGTGTTGCTATTTCTTTGCCCTCTCCCTTTCTAAGAACTCTTCCAATACTTTGGAGATTCCTGACACGGGATTTAGAGGGGCTAGCAAAAATAATATTGTGAAGACGTTTAATGTTGATACCAGTGCTAAAAGTTCCGTAGGACGCAATAATAATGGCATCATTTTCTTGTTCAGTAATTTGACGAACTAATTCACGATCTTCTGTATCTGTGGAACCATGGACAAAGAACACTTTGCGATCATGATCTACATTGCTATTTATGAGTTCATACAAAGGTTCCCCATGCTTCTCCACATAGTTGAAAAGCACTAGTGTGTTACCTTCTATATCCTTGACTAGGTTCTTGATCAGATTGTTTCTCTTCTTGTTAGTAACAATAAATTCCATCTCTTCGTGGTAGTCTTCAAAGTATTGATACTCATGTTTACAGAGTAATACTTTAATTCTAAGATTGGATAGGTATCCTTTTTTGATCAGATCATCAGTTTTAGTTACCTTTTCACATGATCCGAACAATCCTTCCAGCACCCACTTGTGTGTCTTGCTACCATCAAGTGTTCCTGTGAATCCAAAACGATACTTCGCATTATGTAACTTAGTCATCAGACCAGTCAGTGATTTTGCTTTGAATAGATGTGCCTCGTCTCCAATGACACAATCAATGTCATCAAAATATAGTTTGGGGAACTTGTAAATGGATTGCCAAGTAGAGATAATGATTTGTTTGTCAGTGTTCTTATCTTTACCTGAATAAATTTTATGCATGTAATGATCTGCCTTCCAACCATACTCATTGAAGTCCTTCACCATCTGTTCTACAAGTGAAGTGGTTGGAACAATAATTAAAATTTTATTATTTCTTGCGTGATAGTATCTAACAAGAGAATAAATCATTAAAGATTTACCAGATCCTGTAGGTGACAGAAACAATCCTCTGTTGTTTTTGATTGCTCTGTATACAGTTTCGTATTGATAATCTCTTGGTTTGACTGAGGAGATTTTATCCATGAAACCCTTCACTGCTGGAGGGGTCACAAAATCATTATCCTCTATGACATCACCATAATATTTGTTTGGTAGATACTCAATCTTGTATGCTTTCTGCTGAGCCCATTCTTGTAACTGATTGAGTAGACCACAATAGATCTCCCCCGTTCCTGGGGAGTATAAACGAATCGTTCCATCCCAGTATTTGTATCTGGGATTTCTTTTTAGGAATTTTGCTTCAGGAACTTCAAACGTAAAGTAGTCTGAGAGTTCCTGATGGACATGAAGATCACCTTTGATTTGAAAGTAAACTTCGTTCTTCTTCTGAATGGTGATTAGTGTCATTACAATCCATTAGTAAATTTCTCCCATTCAATAGCGTTCTTAATAAGATAATTTCTCTGGTTAATCATCTTCATGACGTTATCCAGATAATTGAGCATGACTTCAATAAGTTTTACCTTACCTTCTAGGTTAAGAATATCTTCGTCTGAATCCAAATAAACACGCATTTTTTCTGAAGTCTTAATGCTGGAACCAAATGGTTTCTCGGCATATACTTTTGCGTCTGCTTCACCTCCGTAGTATTCTCTTTTGTCTTTAATTAATTTTCGGATTTCAAACTCTAGCGATACCTTCAACAACGAAAGATCGCTATGATGGTTTAAGTATTTATTGTGCTGGTAAGGAGTCTCTAAAGATAACTTGCTGAGATTCTCTGTGTATTCTTTGTTCTTAACATCAAAGTCAATTTGACTATCTTGATTCCATTCCTCTTTAATTTTATCAAATAATTTAATCAGTTTATCCAGGTTCATAGACTTTAAATCGCTTATCACGGAAACTCATGGT